GTGGGTAGCGGACAGATAGATATACCGGGTCCATATGCACACTACTTGCATGAAGGGATTGTGTATGTAGACCCTATATTTAAGACAGCAGGTTTTAGAATAAAGTCGGGTCCATATGCAGGTGAGTGGAGGTCCAGAAAGGGAGTAACAAAGGTTATGTCCAGTCCCGTTAGAGAACTACAGTTTTTTGGTGCGCCTATGAGAGGTAAAAAGTTCTTTGACAGGATGAAGGCTGACCACAAAGAGGATATACTCAAGGCCACACAAGCATTAATAGATGGGGGCGGTATATGACAATCATAGATTTTATGAGGGAGAAGCTGACCGCTTACCCTAAAATATCGGAATTCCTTGCAAGTAATGATATACATATAGATTTCACAGAACCACAGCCCACAAATTACGGCTTATCAAGCATGGGAGACAGCCTTATAAAAGAAGATATACAAGGTACGCAGATACGAAAACATAACTTTGTATTGTATGCTATTGGTCAATCTTATACAGACTATAATAGATTGGCCAACAGCAATTTTTTATATGAATTATCTTATTGGCTGGAACATTTGCATGAGGAGCCTGTAACCTTTGAAGTTGGTGGAGAGGAAAAGCGAGGAATATTTTTGAAAGCTACAACAGCCAATGCAATGAGCATGGGGCCGGTTGGAGAAACTATAAATGACGGCGTAATGTATCAATTACAAATTTACGCTGAGTACAAATTGGAAAGTGAGGAATAAACATGGCAGTAACAGGAAAGATTAAGCGTAAGTTCATGGCGCATTTTATAAATACAAATAAGGCCGGTAGTCCGGCGGCATATGTAAGACTTGGTAAAGATCTTGAGGAATACAAGATTGAGATGAATGCCAACACAGAGAAAAAGAGTAATATCCTTGGCGAAACATCCGTAAACCTTACCACATATCAACCTGAGGCATCTGTAGAGCCTTATTATGCTGAGGTGGGCGATCCGTTATTTACAAGGTTGCAGTCTATTATAGATGAGCGTCAAACACTTGATGATCTTACTACTGATGTTGTGGAAGTTCATTTATGGGATGAGGACAGCGGAACTCCTGGAACATATGTTGCATACAAGGAAGATGCAATTATTGAGATTTCAAGTTATGGTGGAGATACTACAGGCTATCAGATACCTTTTAATATTCATTACACAGGTAATAGAGTAAAGGGTAAGTTTGTGCTTACATCAAAAACCTTTACAGCAGATTAATAGGAGGCAGGTAAACTTATGAAGAATTTATCTTTTGATGACGGTAGGGAAAGCTTTACCGTCAATGATAATCCGGATAGAATTATAAGATTTAATCCCGCAGATCCGGAGATTATAAACAGAATACTTAAAATGCAAAAGGATTTTGAAAATTATAGTGTTCCGGAGAATATAGAACTTAATCCGGATGGGAGTGCAAAAAGCGGCTTAGAAAAGGACGGAGCATATATATCCGAATTTACGGAAACAATGCGTAAGGCCTTTAATGAAGTGTTTAATGCGAATGTGTTTGATACTATATTTGACGGTCAGTCCCCTTTATGCATTGTTGGCCAGAAGTATTTGTTTGAAGGCGTTCTGGAAGGATTGGTCGATATTATGAAGCCTGCTATTGAGAAGTATGCAAAGAAGAGCCAGGCAAAAGTTGATAAGTATATAAGTATTGAAAAATGATAGGCTACTTACCGACAACACTTACGGTGGCAGAAAAAGAGTATCCTATAAATACAGACTTTAGAAATGTACTTATCTTCTTGGAAGCTTGTGAAGACCCTGATCTAAGTAATGAGGAAAGGCTGTATATTCTTTTAAAAAGGATGTACGGCAACGGATATGAAGATATTCCAAAAGACTGTATCGGTGAGGCGTTGGAGCAGGCAAAGTGGTTTGTTGACTGTGGCAAGAATGAGGATAATACTGAAAAGAGAAAGATGATAGATTGGACTCAAGATGCCTCTATCATCTTCCCTGCGGTAAATAAAGTGGCCAATAAAGAAGTAAGGTCTGAAGCATACTTACACTGGTGGACTTTTATGGGCTACTTTATGGAGATAGAGGGCGGAACATTTTCAACTGTGCTATCTATAAGGCAAAAGAGAATGAAAGGTAGGAAACTTGAAAAGTGGGAACAGGATTTTTATTCTCACAATAAAAATATATGCGATATAAGGACAAGATATACGGAAGAGGAACAGGCGGAAATAGACTATTGGAATAAGCTGTTAGGCTAGAGAGGGGGTGTTATATGGCAAGCGGTGGAAGTGACGGAAGTCTAAGGTTTGATACAAGAGTTGATACTACTGGTTTTGAGCAGGGCATAAGTACGCTCTCCGGTGCGGCAAGAACTTTGCAGTCCGATATGGAAAGAGCCGGGAACAGTATACAAAGAAGCTTTAACGGCAATTCCAGAATGACTGCACTTAATAATCAAATAGAACAGACTGAAGCTAAGATAAGAAGGCTTACAGATGAGATGGCAGAACTTGGGAGAACACAGATACCAACTGAAGAATATAAATGGTATCAAGACCAAATAGATGCAACTAACAGGAAGCTTGAGGGCCTTATATCTAAACAACAAAAACTTGATGACATGGGAGAAAGTCATAATTCAAGCAGATGGAAGAATCTTCAGTATGACATAGATCAAGTAACAAGACAGCTTGAAGTATACAGGTCAGAAATGCAACAGCTTGAGGCAGACGGTGAAGCCTTTACATCCGGTGCAGACAGTGCAGCATATACCGATAAGGCAAACAGGATACAACAATTGACAAGTCAGTTAGAAGTATACAGGCAAAGGCTCTCGGAGGTGCAAGCAAATGAGGAAACCGTAAGAACGCCACTCCAAAAATTTGTGTCTGTCGCACAATCAGCTTTTAGCAACATTACGCGATCCACACTTAGACTTGCCCGCGCGATAGGTTCAAGGATAGTTTCAGCTTTTAACAGTGCCGCAAGATCTGCAATCAAATTTGCAGGTTCAATAGGTTCTAAGATGTCGTCCGGGATAAGAAACTTTGTTTCCGGTTCAAGGAAAATGAGTAGTGCCTCTAATGGCGTAAGTAGAAGCATATTAAGGCTTTCAAATATGTTTAAAATGCTTTTGATTAGAATGGCAATGCGTGCAGTTATACAAGGTGTGAAAGAAGGATTTCAAAACCTTGTGCAGTATTCCGCTGAAGCTAATGCCACTGTATCAAGTCTTATGTCATCTATGTTCTACCTAAAGAACAGCTTTGCGGCCGCTTTTGCGCCTATATTAAGCGTGGTCGCTCCGGCACTGAATACGCTTATAAGTATGATTGCGACCGCCCTAAATTATATAAATCAGTTCTTTTCAGCTTTAGGTGGAAAGACAACATTTATAAAGGCAAAGAAAGTAAATCAGGATTATGCAAAAAGCTTAAAAGGTACAGGCGGTGCGGCAAAACAAGCAGGTAAGGCGGCAAAACAGGCAGGACAGGAAGCCAAGAAAGCATTAGCACCTTTTGACGATTTAATTCAAATACAGCTGGATGCAAATAAAGACCACTCAGGTGGTGGTGGTGCCGGCGGAGGCGGAGCAGGCGGCATATCTCCTGCAAATATGTTTGAGACAGCCGAGATAAATAAAGGTATAAGTGACTTTGCTAAGCAACTGAAGGATATGTTCAATGCCGGTGACTTTGCAGGAATAGGCAAACTTATAGGTGAGAAGATAAATGATGCTGTGGCCAAGTTCACCGACTTTATAAGCTGGGATAGAATAGGCGGTAAGATAACTGCATTTGTAACAGCTTTTACCACTATGTTTAACAGCCTTGTAGCTACTATAGATTGGCATGCTATAGGAGCATTGATTGGAACGGGTGTAAATACTATAGTTCATACTTTATACTTACTTCTGACACAAATAGACTGGTAGAGCTGTTGCAGACGGACTTAACGGAATAGTTGACACAATAGAATGGGATTTATTCGGTGCGACTATTGGTGAATATTTTAAAGCCCGAATAGAGGGTTTAAGAGGATTTGTAGAGAAAGTAAAATGGGAAGATATAGGAAATGCTATAGCAACAAGTCTTAATAACATGATTGCTCACATACCTTGGGAAAAGTTAGGGCTTTTAATAGCAGAGAGTTTTAACGGTATTATTAAGGGGCTTAGAAAAGCCGTAGAAAGGTTTGAGTGGTCAGAGCTTGGAAATAATATAGCTTTAGGTCTCAACACCGCTGTAAATAATATATCTTGGGGGAACTTAGGGATACTTATAGCAGAGGGTATTAACGGAGTACTTAGAGCATTTCTTACTGCCATAGAACGTTTTGAATGGATGGAGCTGGGTCATAATATAGCTCTGGGCCTTAATACCACCATGAATAATATATCATGGGAAGATGTGGGACTGTTGGTAGCTGAAGGATTTAACGGAGTTTTCAACACCTTTTATTTGGTGGTTGACGGCTTTGATTGGGTTGCACTTGGCGAACATATCGGAACAAGTCTATCAACATTGTTTACAAATTTTGAGTTTGGTACTGTAGCAGAGTCACTTAGCTTATTTGTAACAGGTATGCTTGATACCTTGATAAAAATAGTACAGACAACTGACTGGAGTAAGTTTGCTGTAGGCATAGAAACAATGCTTACATCTATTGATTGGTTAGGCATAGCAAGCAGGCTTGCAACACTGTTTTATTCTGCAATAGGTACAGCATATGGAATGCTTGCAAGGATTGTGGCGGACTTGATAATAAAAGGCTTTACAAAGGCAAGAG